AGATCATTATCAGTGATATCTGCAAACTTTCCATCAAGAGCAAAAAGTTCCTTAAAATGAACTAGAAAGTATCGTCCTTGTTTGTGCAGAATGTGACATGATTGATATAAAGTTTTGTCTTTCTTCGAAGCTACGCCGATTCTCGACAGCGTTTCTTTTACTTTGAGGAAGTCATCCGCTTCCTTCAAAGTGATCTCAAGAGGCACATATCCTTCAAGATCAATGTTAAATGAAATATTCTCAGCCATTTTTCAATCCACCTTTTTTTAATTTTTGTTTTAATGAATCAATTTGCTGACGCGATAGTATAGAGACAACGTCTTGTGCCTTTGCAGTATTGTATTCATAATACTCTTTAACTATATCAATCGCTTCTAGCTTTTCTCCCTTTAACCATTTGTTGTATCTTTTCTTCGCGGGTATAATATTCCGAAGAAAATCAAACTGCATTCTTTTGTCAAGGTGAGGTCTGGAATTCATTTCATTCGCTTGAATCACGGTATCCGCGCCAAAACTTAACGATTTATTTATAATAAAAGGATTGTACTGGCGCTCCGACCAATCATCAACAATTAGATCTTTTTTGTTTTCTGTGATTGCATTTACAAAATCAAAAGGTGAGATAGAAGGAATTTTGTATTCTTCTGTCATTTGAATTTCACCGTAGCCATAATCTCAGTCAAACAAGCTACAAGATTAATTTCATGGTCGGCAACAAAAGCTGATTTGTATTGGTAATCTGCAAGAATCAAAACTAACTCAGGAACTTGGTTGACCAGAGGAACTAGATCATCATACAACTTACGAAACATACCTTGCGGATCGTTATCGATGTTATTGACTACCCATTGGCGCATCAGTTTCCAATCTTTTGCCTTCAATGATGCAATCAATTCTTGTGTGTTAGCTTCTCCAACCTTTGCAAGAATACCCTCATCAATTGTACCTGATGCTGCATACCTTTGTAGTTCATTGATGATTCGTCGATAGTCGGGAAAATACTTCATCAGAAGTGCAGCGATTACCTTTTCATCAAATCCAATCCCCTCATTCTCGAGAATGAATTGAATTCGTTTCATAAACTTAGCAGCAATTTTAGGTTTTTCTGCTTTTGTATATTTGAATTCAATAACTGCACACCGAGAATGCAGAGGTTGAATGATTCGATTTTTATAGTTACACGTGAAGATGAATCGACAATTCTTTGAAAATTCTTCGATGAATCCTCGCAATGCTGGCTGAGTCGAATTAGGATTCAGATAATCTGCTTCGTCAAGAATAATGACTTTTGTCTTGCCGGTGAAGGAAACTGTTGATGCAAACTGTTTGATCTTTGTGCGAAGAACATCGATACCCGATTCTTCTGAACCGTTGATAATTAGATAATCAGTCCCAAGTTCCTCGCACAAAGCTCGAGCAACAGTTGTCTTACCCATGCCTGCCCCCCCACACAAAAGCATGTTTTGAATTTCACCTTTATCGATGAATTCTTGAAATGTTGCTTTTTGTTCTGTGGGTAGGATACAATCCTCAAGATTATGAGGACGATACTTCTCTACCCACAGAAACTGGTCATCACGTACATCCATAATATAAAGCTCCAATTAAATGGTCGACCCGGGTTCCATAGCAATCAAATACGACAACTCAGAAGTCACAGCTTTGAATTGACAAAACTGCTTTTTCGAAAGAACACAATCATAATCCAATGGCATCAACTTAAAGTTTTCAGATGAGATGTTACACTCAAAGTCAACATCAGAGGTGCCGATAGATTTGTTGAAGTTGTTTGCCGATGCATTCTTCTTGTCACCAATCTTCATTACAACATTTCCATTCTTGGAGATGATAGAAATAGTTGGTGCGGCAAGAACACCTGCCGTTTTAGTGATTGATTGAATATCCTTTGCAGTCAATCGAAAACTGAAAACGGATTCAACTTCAACGCTTTTGTTAGGTGCTGCAACAATCAATGAAGGTTCACAATAGAAGTATTCGAAGGTGCCCACATCGTTTGTGATTTTCATTGACTTTTCGCCGAAGTCAATCTCTTGATCTTCTGCGAATGTAAGAAGCTGAAGAAGCGAATTCAAATCATAAATCGCAACTTCGCGAGGAAAAGTTTCTGCAACAGTCGTTTTTGCAAAAATCGACTTGGGTGCATTGATTGTTGCGAGAGTGTTACCTGTTCGAAGGAGTATGTTCGTGTTGATCGTTGAGAAATTCTTCAGAATATTTATAGTCTCTTGGCTGATTTTCATTATCTAGGTTCTCCTGTTCGGTTTCAATGTCATGTGTGTGAAGCATTATAATCGCATAATGAAGGACTTTCAATATGTCCTTTCGGTTTCGTCCATCCTTTTTACCATACCTCTGAGCGTACTTGATGATGTTTCCTCTTGTAAACTCAATACCGCCACCATTACTTTGGATGAACTCAGTGGTTTGAATTCTTCCTTGAGCGTAATGTTCTACATAAGTCCCATCAATGTATGCCTTCAGTTCCTGAACAAGGTCAGGTTCATTAAACTTATATTTTATTTCTTGCGCCATGGGAAATCTCCATTATATTTTTGATTCATAATCTCATTACCTCTCATAAAAAATTGTGCTTGAACTGAATCAGCACGGTTGCCTGCCCTATAATTAACTGTGTACTCACCAGATACTAAGCATTGTATTTTATTTGAACGTAACACATTTGTCAATGCTCGATCTACTTCTGGTTGATCTTCCGGATGTCTTGCTCGCCTATACCATATAGGAGATAGTTGCAAAGCCAATCGCTTCGGAAGAAAAAAGCAATTAACATCAACAAAGTAATCATCGATAATTGACTTCCAGTTACCTAGGCTCTCGCAATCATCATTACAAATAAAGTTCCCGTCCATATCAGTAATTTTACGAAGTGAACAAGCAAATGCATTCGGATTATCTTGTAAAAGATTTACTAAACTTTCTACATGATTGGGTTCCAGCCAATTATCCTCATCCAGGTACATGATGTAGTCGCCCTTTGCCAGATATGTTGCAGCGCCGTAAATTCGATGACCATTATATTGTTCAGTACCTGTAGCGTAAGGCAAAACAATCAAATCTGCAGCAAGATCATAATAAAGTTCTTCTGAAAGGTCATTACTCATCTTATTCATATGATGTTGTCCGTCTACGACAACAAGGTGTTGAATGTTTGTATAAGTTTGTCTGATTACAGAATCACGATTCTTTCTTAGATAATCTGTACAAGTCGTTGCAGTAACAATTGTCACACAAGAGTTCATTTGTTTCTCAATACATTGTTGTGTCCAACGGACAATATTAAATCAAATTCATGTATTGCTATTTTATCAACTATCTCAGAAGGTGCGACATGACCCTTAAATGAACCTGTACGATTGAAATTTCTATTCAAACTTGAATCGTCAATTACTAAAAGTCCATTTTCATTTAAAGCATCTGCACAGTTCATATAGTCAGAAATTACATATGGCATATCATGATTTCCATCAATATAAATTAAATCCCATTTTCTTGATTTAATAAATTGTCTTGCTCTTTTCTCTATTGATGATGCTTTCAAGAGATTTGGTTCACCTAAATTAAAGAAAGCATAATTTAACTTAATATCACTTTCATATTCTATATTTGTTGGGAATTGTGATACAGAATCATTAACCGCACCCAAAGGTGAAATCCCCCAAACCTCTGCTTTATAGTCAAAATGACGGGAAAGTAATTCAAATAAAGAAATCGTTTGTCCTCGAAAGACTCCTATTTCAAGAATATTTTTGGGTTTGTATTGTTCGAATAAGTAGTACCACATTGCATGAAATGCATCTTCTCCAAACCCTCTTCCCTGTGATGAAAAGTATTCTCGATGTTTTATTAACTCACCTGGCATTTCACTAAAAGAATTTAAAAATATTTCATAAACATCGTTCATCGGAAGTGATTTCAACTCTTCCGCTGTATGATCCCGATACGTAGTGGACATTTTACTTTGAGTGAGTAAGTAAGAAAGATCGGTGCTTGAGTCCAAGATATCTGCGATTTTTTTCATAAATTTCTCCATGTTTTTTATTAATTTCAGAAGGGACTTGAGTTCGCATTCCTCCCCAAGCAACATCGCTCCTGTATTTTAAA